ATTTTCAAAGTCGGTTATTAGCATATAACCTTCTTTCACGGTTGTGACTTTAGAGATAGTCATCTGATCAGATGCACCACTAAAATCTCTAAGCAGAGCTGGCACTTGTTTTTCTCCTGTCATTTTCTTCGTTTAATATCCTCGTGTTTAACAGTGATGATTTTATAAATCTTCCCATCATACTGAATAGGTAGATCTACGAAAATGGACACTTGAGGTCCTTTACCTACATAGACGTGACCATCATTTGCGACGGTGCCTATGAAAGGTATACCATTCCACTTACCTTCGACTCGATCGCCTAGAAAGTAAGTAGGTTGATATTGGTTACGATTGAAGTAGTCTGTTAGCGAAGCCACGATATCACTTGATAATAATTAACCTCAGAGATACATTATAACAAGTATACGAATTTCTGTAAAATCTAATTAAAATTTTTCGATAGTGAATTTATCGGATACAGAAACCACTGTGGACGTTCTTATGTGATTAGATTCACCGGGAGGAATATCTTCTTTAACTTCTATGATATTCTCCCCGGTGACAGGTTGACTTTGCGGATTTTTTCTTAGCATGCTTTGATTGATTGCGATAAACATCAAAACTGCAAGAGGATCAAATACCAATACTATAAGTACGATTAACCAGCGAACTGCTTTTTCGAGCGACGTTTTGTCTGTTTGGTCTTCGTAGATGAATGCTGCGATGTATTTGATTGGACCGACTTCGGCCTCGACTTTCCTGAGTTCTGTGGCGATGGGCGCTTTTTCTTCGGTAAGTCGGGCAATTTCTCGCTGGGCGGAGGTGATGGTGGCGGCAAGGTCGGCTCGCTCTTTGGCTTGGGCTCTTCTAATGGTAACGGATCTATCAACACCGGCGGTGGTGGACTGGGTGGAGGTTCTGTTGATCGTTTCGTCAACTTGTTTATCCAACTGAGAAAGCGTTTTACGAGAATCATTGATTATCTCCTTTTGATATTTAATTTTTTCATCTATAATTTCAATTGAAGCTATCACGTCACCTGATAATATAGACTGATCTAAATGTGCTTTCGAAAGATAACCAAATATCCCCATGCTTGTTAAAAACATGAGTATCACTATTGCAAAAGAAAAATAAGTCTTTAATAAAAACCCAGTTTCTTTCCAATTTCTGTACAGCCAAGATGTAATTACTATCTTCGAAACACCGAGTATTCCACCCATAATTGCGATCGATATTGGCGCACCAGAAAATATCGCCATTAACCCCATGATAGCATAGTACTCGGCTATAACGGAGAGTGAGATCGCATTTACGAATAGCAAACGAATCATAGCTTTACATGCGACTTATGTATTTTTCCGCCGACAAAAGCGTTATAGTATTCATTTGTTTCCAATACCCTTCTATCTATCTGTTCTCTCAATTCGAGATAAGACATTGTTCCCTTATTCATGCACAAATGCAAAATTTCTCGAGTGAAGTTTTCTTCACCGAGATTTTTCACATCTCCTTTAAGTTCTTCTGAAGAAGACCAATACATTTTCCAGTCGGAAAATGCTTTTTCCCTCTTTTTCTTACCTTTTATTGTTCTTGTTTTCGTAAACCAAAAGAGCTTCTTACCAACATACTTGCGGTTGTTGGTTTTATTCGTGATAAGATATACAAATCCAATATACTTATCTATTTCACTATCTTCAAATTGCCTGTTTTCGTATATCCACATATTCCATTACTTGAGAAATTAATGGAATATTTATCTATTGTAAAATCCATGTCTGAAAACTTAAAAGCTGGTACTTCTGTAGTATTACACGTTACAGTAAAGGGAGGATCCCAAGGATTCTTTACTGTAGGTGATGTTGAAGGCGAATAATATGGAATAGGATTTACAGGACTTGTTTCAAAAGTTTTTTTATCTTTATCACCTTCTCCATTAAATATTTTATTCGCAACTTCTTCGTATGTTCCATCTTCATAGTAGACTATGACCTTACTGATCTTCTTCATCTTCGTATTCCTCATCTTCGTATATGTCACTGCCACAAAAAGGACAATATGCTATATCAGAAATTCTGAATTCATCGTCTGATTTAAATGTTATTTTTCCATGAGCTCCGCACGAATCACAATCAAAGTGTCTTATTGCCATTACGCCTCCTTTGCCCAAACATCGTCCCAAGATCCAGTTACTGCTCCTCGTGCATAATCAGTAGCTCTATTCTCAAAGAAATTAGTGTGAGTTGGTGCATTGATCATTTCTTCAACCCACGGTAGAGGATTCTTTTTAACCTTCATTATACCTTTGAGGCCCATACTAATAAGGCGACGATCAGCAATATAACGGATATACTGTTTAACGTCATTAGCGTCCAGATTAGCCATAGGGCCCATAGCGAATGCCAGATCAATAAAACGGTCTTCGAGTACAACCATTCGTTCAGCAATCGTATAAAGTTCTGACTTAAGTTCATCGTTCCAAATCTCCGGATTTTCCTTAACAAACTCCTTGAACATCTTGATCATGTTTTCAGTATGCTGAGTTTCGTCTACGATTGACCAAGTAACGATCTGACCCATACCCTTCATCTTACCGTGGCGTGGAAAATTCAGCAACATGATAAACGAACTAAACAGTTGCATACCTTCGGTGAAAGCAGAGAACACTGCGATGTGCTTGGCAGTATTCTGTTTAGTCGAATTTTGTGCAGACAGATTTAGAATATAATCATGCTTTTCTTTCATTTCTGCATAGGCCAGAAACTCGTTGTATGTAGTTTCTGGAAGACCTAGCGTTTCAATCAGGTGTGAATATGCTGCGACGTGTAAAGCTTCACGTGCAGCAAATCCTAGTAACATCATACGAATTTCTGGTTGAGGGAAATAAGGTAAGTAATTACGAACGTAACCACCCGCGACGTCGATATCTCCCTGAGTAAAAAAGCGGAAGATGTGGGTAAGGAACTGCTTCTCTTCGTTTGTTAATTTCTTTTTCCAATCTTTGACATCTTCAGCCATCGGTACTTCGGTATGGAGCCAATGACTTTGTTCGTGTTTGAGCCATGCTTCGTATGCCCAAGGGTAGTTAAATGGTTTGAAGCTATTTCTTTCGTCTGTTAAATTTAATTTGGTCTTAACCATGAATTCCTCTAAATTACTTGTCGTACATAACCGTTGTTGTATTACCTAATGCCCACTTAGGATTAGTTTCTACTCTGTATAACTTTGTACATACTTTAAAATCTGGCATACTCAAAGCTGGTGGATTAGAAGCTGCATCTAGAAATATAGTTCTATTATTAGGTTGCGCAGCAAACTGTCCGTTGTCAAGCATAATAAAATTAAACGATTTGTGATCTTCAGGCCACTCTGCATACGTGGTGTCTAGCGTATTGCTATCAGGGTACGAGTTATCAACTGTAAACATATATGAACCCTGATACCAGTTCTTATCCTTGCCAAAGAATTTAGCCGTTAGGTTAGACAAGAATGATTTCTTTACTACAGTAAAATCATGACTAAAACAATCCCATATTTGAAGAACATCTAATGGTAGAAAATCTTCTTTAACTAAGTCGGTGTTACGCGATACATATGCATTAAGAGGAAGCTTATCGTAAAGCGCACCGTAATTAGGAAGATATGATTCAATACGAAAAGCCTGTCCTCTTATAGATTTAATACTAACCCATATGCAAGGTTCGTATTCACCGAATCCTTTTTCAAAATCATATAGAAATTCTTTTCTTATATAGCAGTGTAACGGAGGTAGATTAGCGACGAGATGCGCCATTGTGTTTCCTTTATTTTAGAAATTCTTTTACTTTTTCAAGTGACATCGAACCTACAGCTCGCTTCACTTCACTGCCGTTTTCTAATAATACCATAGTATGTACACTGCGAACATTATATTGCACTGCTAAATCAGTCTGTTCGTCGATATCTATTTCTTTAATAGGAATATCGTTGTCTTTCAAATTTTCAAGAGTCTTCGATAACATCTTGCACGGACCACACCAGTCTGCATAAAATTTCAGTACTTCTTTCATTCGTCAAGCTCCAATTCTATAATTTTCAAATCATTATTAAATATAATGTCTTTAACTTCTCGGTATCCTTCGCTGGTCCAAACACAAACTTTGATAGTACCGTCAGGTTGATTGACTATTCCGCTGTGTTTGTTAACATGCTGAGACCAAAGATCAGCGATCTTGTGATATATGTCGTGTGCATCCATTTACCAATGTCTCCATACACCTGCAATAATGTGTGCGCAAGTAATCATTTCCACAATTCTCATAATCCACCATACGTACGGTCTATGAGATTCTTGTTTAGAAGCTTCTTGTTCCATTATCCCTCACAAGCTATACAGTCGTTGCCTTGAGCGATTGCCGTCATGTCGATTTCTTTGATAATTTCTCGTTCGAGTTTCTTATGAACTTTATCTGCTTTTCCAATCTTTTCAGAACGGCAATAGTAAAGTGTCTTAAGTTTTTTCTTCCAAGCGAGGAAGTGTACACTGTGTATATATTTGATGTGCGAATCAGGTCTGAAGAATAAATTGATCGACTGCGCTTGATCTATGTATTGCTGTCGATCAGAAGCGTGTTCTACAACCCAACGCTGATCGATTTCCATTGATGTCTTAAATACTTCACGTTCATGTTGAGACATCCATTCGAGGTGTTGAACACTTCCATCGTTTGCAATAATAGAACGCCATACCTCGTCAGCCCATCCATCAGGATGAAGCTCAGAATGCTTTTGAATAATTTCGTCTAAGAACCTATTCTTATTCAGGTGAGCGCCCGAAAGAGTGTCCTGCCGATAAGCATTAGCCCGATAAGGTTCAACACTAGGAGAGGTATTGCCCATAAGAATGGAAGATGAAGCATTGGGAGCAACTGCCATAAGATGGCTGAAACGATTGCCAGTGCCTTTAGCATCAGGAGCCTCACCTCTCTCCATTCCAAGAGTTTGATTCGCTTTATCAAGTTCATTTCTTATGTGCTTAAAGATTTTGTTGTTGAGTGATTTTGCGACTACTGATTCCCAAGCTACACTTTTCTTTTGTAGAAAAGCATGAAAACCGAGGGCGCCAATACCAATAGAGCGTTCCATGCTAGCAGAATAGATTGCTCTCGATATGCTATCAGGAGCATTATCAATGAAGTACTGAAGAACGTTATCCAACATCTCAGCGACGTCTCGAAGGAAAATTGGGTGATCTTTCCAATCATCGTAATACTCCAAATTCAGAGACGATAGACAACACACGGCAGTACGCTTTTCATCAGTTGGCAATACAATTTCAGAACACAGATTCGACTGGTGAATCTTTAGTCCTTTGTCCTTTAGCCATTGAGGCATCTGACGATTAGACTCGTCAATAAAGTGTATGTATGGTTCACCAGTTTGCATACGCAAGTCGAGGATTCTCATCCACAATTCTTTAGCAGAAACTACTTCACGCACTTCTTTGCTTGCAGGATCAACTAATTCCCAATCATCACTGGCTGTTGGATCCAACATACAACGTTCGATAATTTCCATAAATGCATCGGGAATATTAATCCCGTGATGCATGTTGAGAGTACGCATGTTCTGATCGCCCGTAGGCTTACGCATCTCTAGGAATGGAATAACATCAGGATGATTAATATCGAGGTAAGCAGCGTAACTTCCACGGCGAGTACGGCCTTGACGATAGGCCAAACTCGACGCATCATAGATCTTGAGGTGCGGCATAACGCCCGTACTCTTATCATCCGCCGAACGTATACCAAAACCGATACCCACGCCACCACCAAGCATAGAGAGCCAATTAGTTTCACTAAGATTATCAACTAGACCCTCCGCGGTGTCTTCAATATAATTTAAAAAGCAGCTGATAGGCAGACCCCTTTTGCTTCTACCGAAGGATAGAATGGGTGTTGAGTAAGACAACCAGTGCTTAGACGAATATTCGTACAGGCGCTGAGCATGCTCAGGATTACTACTAAACTTAGACGATACATACGCAAACCTTTCCTGAGGACTGATTTCATCCTCGCGCATATATGATTCTTTTAACCTAATTTTTCCTAATTCATCAAACAAATTATCACGTGAATAATCTACCTTAATGCCATGTACGACATCTTCCATATTTCAACCTCTTGAGTTTATTCTGTTATATATTGGCTTGCAAGAGGGAAAATCTCTGCAATGACTTTTGCACATTCAAGTGCGATCAATCTGTGTTCTTTTTGAGTACCATTACCAGAGCGTAGTTGTATAAAGTGAATCCAACTGCGAAGAGTCCCATTCATGTACATACGTGATACAGTGAGTCCTTCAGGTAAAACAGCACGAGCTTGTTCTTTAGCGATACCATTCGCTATAGCCCACTTATATTCTCTCTCGACTGCGAACAATACACGCTTCTGTGCTCGTTCCCATTCGATTGCAAGCATGCGTTGAGCTTCGTCGTTGCTGTCAATCTCGATCGAGTTCTGGCGATTCTTAGTATCTTGAAATCGTGCTTCACGGATAATAAAGGCTTCACTCAACTCAGCAGTTGGATCCGCATATCGTTGAGAGAATTCTTGAAAAGAAAAAGAACGATGGCGTAAAATTTGCCGGGCGATATCTCGAGTGGTAACGATTTCTAAACATGCTGAAACCATTTCCAATGGAGACCAATGTTGGTGTTTAACTAGATAGTTAATTAACTTCTCAGAAGTTTCAGTATTAAATTGATTTGCAGGATTAGAAACCCTAGCACAAAAAGCAATAAGTTCTTGAACGTCATAGAGCCCGTCGTTGACGAGCTCTCGGGAAGGTTTTGAATATGAAATTAATTTTACTTGCACTTAGATCTCCATAACATAATCACTAGTACCATTATATATTAAATACGAGATCTAGTACATTATCTAAAACTAAAAATTTTACTAAAAACTTCTAAATGACTAATCAAATATCCTAGAGCAATAGCTCCACCAGCGATCATAAATCGCCAACGTTCTAAATTCGTTACGCGATCACTAACTGCTTGGATATCGTGCTTAAGTTCATTCTGCATCCTATTGTGCTGAAGGGTAGCACTTTCAGAACTTTCACGCATTCGATAATCGAGTTTACTTTCCATTGAATCTATTTTTTCAAGGATTTCACGATTGCCGGTTGTGATTCTAGAATGAAGTTCTTTCACGTCATCTTTTAGTTCTGATACGTCTTCTTTCAATGATTCCACCTGTGCTTCCATTTTTGCGATTCTCTCAGACGTGTCCATGATTACTTCTTATCGCTTTTCTCCGGAACTTTAGTTCCTTCGAGTTTCTTATGGACTTTCATTTCTTTGCACTCTTGAACAGGCTTGCCCTGTTTATCGAGAACCTTTTTGCCATCATTAGTTAATTTGTCAACACAGACTTTCTGCGTCTCTGCTGCAAAAGAAATACCATGATAGCTTAACAGCGGAATCAATCCGACAATTACAGCTGTGATAAAAATCTTCATGATTAGTCCTTACTTTAATAGAGGTTGTGGAGGAACAGGAGGCTTAGAAGCAAATTTCTCTGACGCAGTAAATCCTATTCCAGCGACAACGATATACATCATTGAATCAAATACTGCAGGAGTAACTTTATGGCCAAATATATCGGCGATAAATGCAATACAACACATTAAAAATGCTAGAAAAGTAATTACACGTTTGCTACTTACAGAACCATCGTGGCTATCTTGTAGCATAGATTTTATAGCGTCCATCTCAAATCTCTGGCTGAGGTGCTGGAGGCGGAGCTAATTTACCACCATAGCCAGTCATTACACTCTGAGGCATGACACCAAGTGTTGGTTCCATTCTTCCAGGCATTCCAGGCATCATAGTTCCATAACCCATCATTGGAGATACAGGTGCTGGAGGCGGAGCTACAGGCGTTGGAGGCTTATCCCATCCTTTGTTGGCAGCTTTCAACGCTTCCTTCTGAGCTTCCTTATCATTACCTGCTAGCATAATACCTGATAGAGTACCCGTAAGGAAAGTAGCAATAGGAATAATCAACTCAAAGAATTTCTGATCGATTGGTGATATAGCATTGAGAGGCTGTGTAACGAATATAATCGAATATAGAACAACGAATACGATACCGGTAAGCGTTAGAGCAAGGCAAACGCCAATAAAGAAGCGCAGACGCGCCATCAACTGGTCTTCGGTGTATAGAAAGCTATTATTTTCCACAGTTAACTCCTTGAGCTGGTAGAGAAGCATTTATGCCGTCTCTTGGAGGACCTTGACGAGGGTCACGTTGGCCTTTGAATATGTGTTCTGGACAAGTACGATTTACGTCGCACTCAGGTAACTTGCAGAACTGCTTATCCCAATTAGCAGGATCTTGGCAAGGGTATCTGTATCTATCTCCGCCAAATACTGCTAATCCTAAAGGAAGAGCTATTAGTACTAGCAACCACTTTGCTAGTTTGATGTCGTTCATGTCAACCTCCTAGAACGTGCAGTGCGTGTTCGTAGTGTTTGATTCGATCATCTAATCCAATAGTTCCACCATTAATTCTCTTAGTCAATGTTACCATATCACCAGCATCAGCCCACTGATTTAGCTTATTGGTTTCCCAGAACCAACACGCCGACTGCGCAGCACCTTCAAATGTTTGAAGATACTCTGAAGCTTCCTCTACTGTAATGCCAAGTGATGCAGCAAACCAAGTGTAGTTCTGCTTACCGGTTAATTGAATTAAACCACGTCCGCAGAATCTAAATCCGTCACCGGTTTCTTCAGGGCCGTTGCCCATACGTCCACCATAGATTCTATTTGCGATGGCTTCCTGCTTATTTGGAAGCGAAGCGTACTGTTGCGCTAGCTCGTCGGTAGGGAAGTACTTAGGAAATAGTTTTCTAAGTGTCTGCCAACGATAGTTTAGATTTTCTTTAAGTGCTGTGAAATTAGCAGACTCGTGTGAGCACTGTGCTATAAACGCAGCGATTCTACGAGACGTATTGATCTCGTAGTCTGGAAGAAGTTGTGATAAAGCGTTGTGCCAGTGATCCACATAAGGATTCTTTGGCAGCAGTTGCTTTAATTGATCTAATGTTAACTCCATCATTTCCCCTTATTAAATACTGAATCGTGTATCTCAGTTTGTTCCTTCAACCACTTCACGATCAGATCATGCTTTGCAGCGCAGTCATGATAAAGGGCATAGTTCTTACTAACTGTCTTTAATAGTTCACTCAATTTCTCTTCGTTCTCAGCAAGCTTATGCAGATCTGGACATCTCTCCACGATTACTGGAGGAGGTGTAGGAAACGCATGCTTGACTGGTGTTGGAGTTACACATCCAGTTAAAAACAATACACCAGTAACTACTATATATCTCATTTTGGCGCCTTGGCAGCTTCGTTGTGAATTTTAATTACTTCACTTGGTAACTTACATATATCGTTGTACTTAACTATCTCTCGATCTATATAACGAATCTGTTCTTCGGCTTTCTGATATACCACTTCACGCTTTGTAACGTACTTAGTTATGACTTCGGTGTTAACCTTCTCAGTCTGTACTTGAGACTCAGCAAATTCTTTTTCTAGTTTTGCTACTTTAGCCTTCCACTCGTTCTCGTTTGATATAGCACCGGCCATGTACACGCCGTATGCTATAAGAACTATCGACACCAGTTGTATCGGTGTTCTATAGACATATAATGCTGGAATAGGAATAAAGCGTAGTAAGTAAGTTATTAGTAACCCTACTACGCCTATTCCAAGTATCGCATAAAATATCCAGTCAGGAAGGAAATTTAAGATCCACATTAGCTATTTGTTTTCTTTTGTGCTAGTTTAATACCCTTTTGACGGCGAGCAATCATTCTCTTTACAATGCCACCGTACTCACCTTTTACGTGAGATTTCAATTGATCGACTTCACTCTTTGCTTTTGCAGCGTATGAATCTTTAGTAGCTTGAGAAATTTCGTCAAGTTGCACTTCTTCTTTGTGAACAGTGGCACCTTTAATCTTATTTGCTACATTGGTGGCGTGTGAACGTGATCCGAACGTCTTCCACTTCTTACCATTGATGTGTACAGCGTGTGGGTGATCTGGTTCACGTGAAGTTATTGTATGACGACGTGCAAATGAGCTACGTCCAGATCCTCCTCTCCACGTATTACCTTCATCGTCGCGATAATTTCCTTTACCATCGTGATCGATTTCGTATTCTAAAATAAATTCTTGGAATGTTTTCATTATTGCCCCATCTGAATAGATTTTTTACGACGTAAGATATAATTCTTTCCACCCATGATACCTGATACAGGCTTTCCTTTTTTAAGTCTCACAGCTGCTTGGTCTGTTGCTGTAGCAGCACCTGCAACATTAGCTATTGCTCCATCTTCCATCATAGCAATAAACTTTTCAATGAGCAATTCTTCTTCGACCAACACTAATTTCTTTTCTTCGATCAGATCAATAAGTGTTAATAATTCTTCTTCGCGTATAACTGTACGCTTATCGCTGGATTCTTTTATAAGCCAATAAGCCGCAACGATCGAAGCCAACTGACTCTTTCCACCTGGAAGTTTTCCTAAAAGTCTCTTTAAAGAAAACACTAAACGATTAAGATTAGTATAGGAATTCTTTTCCTCGGTAGTCTTTAGATCTTTCGTCTTCTTAAGAGGATTGCCATCTTTGTCTATGATGCCAAATTTATACGCATCTGTTTTTTCAAACGGCGTAACTAGCATATAGAGAATTCTAAACGCAAGTAAATTATCTATCATTGACATTAAATCTTCCTTAATGCATTGGCAATTTGTGTATCCACTTTAACATTACTAATCATATCTTCAGGCAATCTATTTAAGTATATCAAAAATGTTCCCAACTCAGATTCATACTCATCGTTTAACTTAAACATCAACATATCTGTAGCAGCATCACCAAATATATTGTATAAAACTATTATGTGATTAAGTATCAATCTTTCTCTAAGCTCTCCGTTGTTCTTATATCTACTAAACAACTTCTTTAGATATAAGAACTTTTTCAGATCTTCTTCGAATTCCTCTATGCTATGACACTGTAGGTTATCATAGTGATGCATAGCATAGAGGAGAAAATTATCATCAGACAACTTCATAATGAGTAGGGGCTCAAAGCCCCTTTAATTAATCACCAAATGTTAGTGTAGCTACATCAGAAGTAACCTTAACAGCGCCAGAATCGCTGCCAATTACAACACGATACTGATCACCGGTAGCAGCAGATGTTTGTCCAGTTAGCGCTAGTGAAGCTGAAGTTGCGCCAGTAACATTTGCCCAACGTGATCCAGTAGCAGCTGCTTTCTTCTGCCATTGATAAGTTACTGAACCAGTGCTTGCTGCAGCGGTTACAGCGAACGTTGCTTCACCAGAAACAGTAGTTTGATTTGCTGGTTGAGCGCTGATAGTGATAGTAACGTTAACGTCTGCGACTGTAGCATCGTCAGCGGCATCGCCTGAAGTTGCATTGGCAACTGACATTGCAACTAAACACTCAGACTTATAACGTGCTTTTCCATCGGCGTCGGTATATTGGTTTACAAGCCACCAGCCTGCGCCAAGAATACCTTTATCTTTATTTGTTTTTAGTACTGCTTCTTCAGCAGAAACAAATACTGCTTTTGCAGCGTCAGCAGCACTTAAGTACTTTGGCTTGCTGCCGTTAGCATCTGTTTTACCCCATAGTGCCATGTTTACTTCTCCTTAAAATTTATTTGTGCGTTAACTTATTTAGTAACGGCACGTTCGTATGCTGCAAAGAAGGCATCGAAACCTTCTGCAATAAGTTCTTCAAACTGATCTTCGTTGACAGACATCAAGAAATCAACAGCTTCTGCAAATTTGTCTTTCTTAGGACGACCACGGCCGCGCTTTGGAGCATTTGCTGGTTTCTCAGTTGTATCGTCTGAAGAATATCTGCGAGTTGCCTTTACACCAGACGATGTCTTTTGAATATCATGACGCTCACCACGGCCTGTAGTACGCTCTGTATCAGGGAACTTCTTCTTGTACTCAGGTGTTCCTGGCCACATCTCGTCCATTTGTTCAACTTCTTCATTAGTTTTATTTTTAGATGCATACTTAGCCGCAGCATTCTGAAAGGCTTGTTTATGCTGATCTAAATGTTGTTGTAAATGTTTCACAACTCCAGCTTGCAGAGTCTTATGTGCTTTTCTTTCTGCTCCTGACATATTTTGAGCCACGTTATGTCTACGAGTTGCTGCACTGACAGTTTTAACATCACTGTGAGCGTTTGCAAGATGTATTGGTGAACGTGCTACTGAAGCACGATCTAAAGTTTTTTCAATGGCATGAGCATTTTTTGCATGGTCACTTGCTGTTCTTGGATTTGTAATACCATGAGTAGCAATTGTCTTTTTAACTAATCTTTCAGCCGTTGTTTTTGCATCAGATGAAGATACTGCTTCATCAACTTGTTCAGCTTCTTCTTTCTTTAGCGCGCCACGAGCTTGAGCAGACTTAAGCATAGCGATACGATCACGGAATCCAGCAATACCAGGTTTGATATCCTTAGCTGCTTTCTTCTCGCCAGCTGTTGGATTGTCAATGTGCTTCATCGTGGTTTTAGCCTGATGACTCTGTGCTTCGTCGATCTCGTCAGCTTCTTCTTTACGAAGTAACTTAAAATCATGAGCATCGATCTTCCCATTCTTGTTCTTGTCAATCTTATGTTGATTGCCCTTTAGAGCTTCGTCCATATGTTCTTCCTCTTTGACGACTTTAGTGACTACACGATTACCTTCTGAATCAGTATAACCGTGCTCTGTAGTTTTCTTTCCATCTTTTCCTACGCTAGTGGATTGAAAATGAACTTTACCACCCTTAGCAGCTGAAGCAACCGCAGCAGATAGTTTCTTACCAGCTTCTGGGCTTAAGCGAAGAGCCTCGTTTGTTTGCTCAGTTGCGTGTTCTTCCTTTACGCTGACAGGATTGATGCCTTTTGCTTTCAACTTATCCCATACTTCAGACTCTGAATTAGCTCTAATTTTTTTAGTGACGTTTCTATCTGTTTTTGGACTATAGTGAACAACAGTAAATTTCTTTTGAGTATTGTTACCTTCTTCAATTTCTGCTTCTTCTTTAGTTAGACGATCAGTTGCTTTAGCAATCCCAGCTGCTCTTTTCTTTAGCTTATGTCTAACTTCAGGACGGGCATCTTTTACCATTCCACTTGGAGATTCACGGCCGACTAATTGTTTATCACGACCGTATTCCATAGCTGATTTTTTAATATAAGAACCTAGTGTAGACTTACTTAATTCATCTATCTCTTCCACTTCTTCGTTACGCTGCTTGGCATAGTAAGCTGCTAGTGCCATCTGCTTGCGCTTCTCTTTAGACTTACCAGCAAACTTTGGATTATCCGAGTGTACGAAGTCGCTGATCCACTTTCCAGCAGGATCATCTTTACCTAACACTTCTTGAAGCTCAGCGACTAATTCGTTGAGTTGTTCTTCAGTAAGATCAGGAGTATGCTCTTGCATAAATTGATCGAATGATTTTTTCATTTGTTCTGAAACTCCTTTTTTACCATCGTCTTCGCCTTTATTAAAGACGATACGATCAGTTTTTATTTTTTTCTTTTCCATATTTATGCACCCTTTAGACAAGAAGAAAGCATCCATCCGTGTTTCTTATGAACATCGATTCTTCCAGCAATAAAATCAGCTAGACCTTGTAAATCTGCTTCGTCTGCTAATTTGAAAGATTCGTTTAAGCAATTTATAACTGTATTGTTATCAGCTAGTAGAGACATTAACATTTCGCGAACTGAATCACCTTTAGAGCTACTATCATTAATCTCTGCATCGCGATAGAGTTCATTCAATCCTGTTGGAGCATAAGCACCAAGTGCACGTATCTCTTCAGCGATAGGATCTACAGCACCGTGTAGTTCTCCATATAGGTTTCCAAAGAATTCGTGATATGTTGGGAAGTTAATTCCTTCAACATTCCAGTGAAAGCTGTGCGCTTTAAAGTACATAACAAACGTATTGGCTAAGCACTTTCGCATTGATTTTTCTAGATCATCCATGTTATTTCCTTATTTGGTATAGTTTTTATGTGTAAGGCGATCACTCTCGATCTTTTTTACTCTTGGTACTAGTCGCATTGCTATACGATCGATAACATTTTTACGCTTAGCAATAGTTGCTTCTATTCTTTCTTTTTCTGCAACTGAGAGTTTATCTAAAGGTTTTCTAGCAAGACGTTTCTTCATTGTCACAATTGCTAGACGACGTGCTCTCTTGTTTAGTGTTGCAGTATTTGAACGGGTTTTAAGTGCTATAGCAGTTCTGCGTTCACGCTTTGCTTCTGATCTAGCAAAACGTAATTTAGCACGAATTCTTTCAGCGCGTGATAAGACTTCAAGAATTACTTCTTCTTTAAACTCAGCGATGTGTTCACCAGTTTCTTGATCAATGATGGAAAACTCGTCGTCTTCGTATGCTTCTAGATAATCATCATCGGATAATCCACCAATCATATCGTCGATGTCTTTATCTAGAAGATCTGATTCTTCTTCTAAACCCATGACTTTAAATTTAGTCTCAGGAATAATCGAGGTATCGTACTTAATTCCTGCGTCTGAGGCCAATTTCAACATGTTACCGAGAATCTTCCATGCTTCAGGAGTTAGATTCTTACTCTTTACTTTGCGTAACGAAAGATTAACCATCTGTTCAGCACCAGTCTTATCGTCAACATCTTCCATGCCAAGTGAAGACGCAATTATACGAGCTACTTTTAGTTTATCTGCAGATTTAATAATCATTTCGTCTAACCTTTTGAATTCTTTTGTAGATTCTTGAAGATCTTGTGGCCACTTACTTACTTTGTTTCCCTGTTCGTCTTCAACTAACAAGTGATTGGAACCACGCTTTATAATTTGATATGTAATACCTTCAGACTCGACGATGTCACCTACGTGAAATATTTCACCTGAAAAATATTTTTCACGTACATTATCGGTTTCAAACTTAATCTGTTCTTTAACGACTTCTACACCCATGCCTTGACGAATTTCATTCATCAAACGCTTACCATCTAATTCTGTTAGGGTGTGAGGTAATCCTCTTTTAAAGGTAACAAAGTCGCCTTTCTTTGCCGCCTCTCTCATCTTTGTACCTGACATACCTGCTGCGGTGTCGGAGTCTGGATCACGTTCACCAGCTGATACAACTTCAATGGTATCGAATTTAAACTCAGTGCCATTGTACTTGTCAAGGAATTTTTTATAGTCAGGAACTCTGTCCGAACCGGCAACCATGACAAGATTTTTATATTTTTTGTTAAGAGCTTTTGCTGCTTCTATAAATGTTCTTACTTCGTCGTTTGCCGCAACAAAGTTTGTATTAGGAAACATTCTCTTAAGATAATACACCTTACGATCCACTGGAAGTGGATTAGATTTTTTATCTTGTGTTCGGGAAGCGTATATAACGTGATCGGCTTTTTGTGCTGAAGCGATCTTCTTGACGGCATTTACCAATAGCTCGTGACCGGTCGTTGGAGGTTGGAAACGACCAAAGGCAAATACTATTTTCTTAGAGGGCAGCTCTTTAATGAGCTGTCTAAATTGTTTCATTTTATTCCATCAATTAAGTTATGTACTAGTTATTTATCTTTTTCTACATTTTCACATTCACACCAATCAGGAAACATATCAGGCGTTACTGGCTTTTCTCCAGGTGTCATTTTCTTACGGTGTTGAGTAAGTTTGTCAGTACCTTCATAACCTATGTTATTTTCTTCTTTTACTGCTTTTAGTGATTTAATATGTTTCCACTTGATATGACCAGCAATTAACTCGTCGTGCCAGTTCTGATAATAATCTATATTAATAAGTCTATCTTTGAGAAAAACAAACCTTAACATTCTTCGCAACTTGTCGCTGCCCATAGGACCGTGAGCTACGTATACTTCATCAAAAGCTGAGTTACCGCCAATCTTAAATCCTATAGGAATGTTAAGAGTTTGCGGAGTATGCATGTAATCTGCAAACCACTTGTGTGTAGTTATAGTCTTCCACTTGCGCTTAGATAGCTTAGCCTGAGCATCCTTTGCTGAAATTACTGGATTTTCTCCAGGCTTGTCTTCATTAATGTATTGTCTAAAAGATAACATTAGCAATTCCACTTTCTAAGTGCTTTATTAATTCTGGAATCTGGATCACGTGCTGTCTTTGCAGAAGTTAAACGCTTCTTCATTCCACCCATACGAGCACAGAAAGACTTACGGCGCTTTGCAGCTTTACTATCAGGATCTAATTTAGAAGGAGGAGTAGTAACTGCGGTTTGTAAGTTGCCACCAGTCTTGCGGTTATAAGCATCAACACCTTTTTGTGTTAAACCGCCTTCAGAAGACTTATGACCTTTCTTATCGATAGCATAT